AGTCCACCTGAGCTTGATGTCGACGGCTTCAGGACGTCCAGAACGTTCTAAGTGTTTCCTGTCGGCAACAGGCATATCGCCGCGTTTAAGGAAAAACTTAAGCAAGGCACCAGAGTCCTCAAGAGAATTCTTGGGGATTCTGCTTACTACTACAGCAGCCTTAACCATGGGCTTCTGTAGGTTGGAGTCTAGCCTCTCGGTAGTGTAACCGAGAAAGCTAAACTTGCCAAGCGCAGGAGAAGTTTCCTCAACAGCAGGAAAGGGGATTATATCCTCAATCAAGCTGTCGAGATACCTGACAGATTTCCAGAGACCAGCCTTGTAAAGCTGGTTCCTGAGACTGACAGTTGAAATCAACTCCGAAACGTCCCTCCGTTGGGAAGGAAGCATCGCGCGAACACGACTAATTGAAACGTCGTGACCATCGTAATACTCCTTACCGCAAGACTCTCTGAACTTCCCAGTCCAGAAAGACTTTCCGGTGTTCACTCGAAACCCAAAAGCTTCGAGCTCATCGACAACGGAACGCACGTGATCTACGGGAACGATAATATCATCTCCATAGATACGCACCCGGCCTCTAAAAGACTTAATATCTTTTAGAGTCAACTGGCGATTGAGCGACTTCTGGATTCCTAAGAAGACAACAGTGCAAAACACTATCGCTTCAATAGGAAAACAGAGCGCTGAACCCATAGACGCGAACTTGGCTAGGCGAACTACACCATAGCCAGGTACGTCAGCCTTCCGAGACCTAGTTGCATCAACAGCCTCACGCAAGTGAGGATGATTAGCAAAAAGGCGTCGTACGAGCTGATTGGAAACGCGGTCGGACGCTTCACTCAAATCGAGTGTAGCGAGCGTCCCAGTTTCAGAGCCTGACTCAGCTAAAAGCTGATTAGGGCCCTGGTCTGAGAAGTTGACAAACCATGAGAGGAGGTTATCCCTCTCAATGGTTTCATAGAGTAATTGACGTATCCCCTGCTGCATATATTGCATATGAGTAGGTTCAATGGCAATTATCCTTGGCGTTTTCAACGTTTTAGGAACTGTAATCACCCTAACAGGGATTTCAGCTCCAGGTTCGAGGTAGGTCACACGATCGAGAACTTCAAGATACCTCCAATGAGGTATCAAGTTCTCGTGAGACGGAAAAACCGCCTCAAGCCTGTGTGTCCACAGCCGCTGATTGAATTTTTGATTTCCAATCAGTTTATCAGCTGTAGCACCAGGACCGTGGCTTGGAGTGACATCACCCATATAGACCTGAAGGTCCACATGAGAAAATATATCACCCCAAAGACGAGAAGCCATCCGACTAAAGTCATCAAGACGATGACTACTAAGTTGGATATCCGCATCTCTGACCTCCTGCTCACACTTGATATAATTCTGGAAGGCTTTGCTGATCCTTGTATCGCTACAAGGCAGCTCGATCTTACCGAACATCAGAGTTATCTGACGCACGGCAAAGATTGCCTCCACGGAAGGAACATCAAGCAATCGTCCAGTACCGCGATCGAACACAAGATCAAGGAAACCTCCGAACAATCGGGGGAGACCGCCTGCAAAAGAGAAACTCTTAAACAGGTCGTGATCTACCCAACCTCTGTCTAGACTTTTTTGGAAGTCCGCGCAGAAATCAGGTAAGGTTATCGTTAGGAATGATAACCCTTCGTGTTCAACTCGAGCTGTGATCTCTTTTAGATCACGGCTGGTACTAGTGCAACACCATGTCCCCAAATCATCGAGGACACACTGCAAGAGTAACATAAGGCTTTTCAAGCCTCCTCCAATCTTTGGGGGTAGGACTTCCATAGCCATGTTACTTGACTTCCCCTAAGGGAAGTGACGATCAGACAGAACTAGGTTTCGAAGCCTAGTTCTCGCCACCCAGAAGCTGGGTGGTGCGTGCACCAGTCGAGGCAGAAAGATACGCAGTAAGCGCATCTACAATCTGCTTCTGCTCCGCAATGGTATAACCACTGGTAGGAGTATCGACCACAATGTACGTACTCATAGAGTAACGAACATTCTGACCCGAAACAAACGGGTCAGGGGCGATCTTGGTGTGATCAATCCGAACGGTACGGCGAGTGCGCTTCGCGTATGAATGAGAGACCGACAATTTGACGGTACCATCATCCTTCGAGAAAGCACCACTGTTCGCACCGCTGCTAGTCCTCGGAAGAGAATTAGCGACAGAATTGATAGTAACGGTCTGAGGGTCAGCAAATGCCATGGCATTATCCTTGCAGTTAGTGCGGATAAATCCGCGGTAACACCGACCCTTTTGGGGCGGCGTGTATCTCTGTTACCAGAGGGTTTTGGGAGCCTTGGTTAAACCCAAGGCAGCCAAAATGGACCATTGCCGGTCAGTAAACTGACTCGGTTGAGGCCCGAATCCATACGGGTTCGCCTTTTTCCGCTCCTTGCGCTCTACGCGCTTGAATGCAGAAAACGATTTGAGAGGAACAACAGAGTTGAACTTCACATCTCGAAGGTGATACACGTCCACGACTTCCGTCGTGCGCATGATATAACCATAGTGCAGAACCAGGTTGTCCGAACTCAATGCAGAGGCATTAGCAATAACGTCTCCGGCATTGAAGAACCAGTCGGCCAACCAGGACCACGGGGTAAGTTCCCAGACGACTGCCGGTGTTAAGGCAGTACCTAGCAGTTTATCTGCTAGAGTCCCGTACTCCATAAACTTATCGAAGATAGAATCTCCGGTAGGAATATAGTAAGTATAGGCACCTGAGAACCAAGTCTTGGTGTTGATCAAACGATTAACATCAAG